TAGAAAAAGAATCAAATCTTAAACCAAGTTTTGATGAACAAATTGATGAATTATATAACGATGTTGAAAACTTTATAGATGATTATTTAGGTGAGGTTAGTAACGTTCAAATATCCAATACAGCCGATGTTCCAGATGGTTCATTTATCCCAAAAGGTAAAAAAAGAAAATTAAACACAACCAAAAGTGAAGATTGGTATACAAATGGTGGATATACTCAAACTGATTTTCCAAAAGCAGATGCTATATTTGGTGACGATGATGCAGAAGAAAGAACGATTACATATAGTATCAAAAATTTACCAGAAGTAGATTATGTAGAAACCGAATTTATTAAAGAAGGTTTATTAATGGAAGGTGGTGCATATGGTCATATGTCACACCCATTTGATGATATGGATTTAACATTTGGTGATTTGAAAGATATTATTTCAAAAGCACTTAATGGTGATTTGGGTGTGGTTAGAGAAAAAACAGACGGACAAGCATTGGCAATAAGCTGGAAAAATGGTAGATTAATTGCAGCTCGTAACAAAGGACATTTGGCAAACAAAGGTGCAAACGCAATGGGAATAGATGGTGTATCTTCTAAATTTCAAGGAAGAGGTGGACTAACGGATGCATATAATTTTGCAATGAAAGATTTATCAGCAGCAATATCTTCATTATCAGATGCACAACAAAAAAAGATATTCAACGAAGGACAATGTTTTATGAATTTAGAAGTAATATGGCCTACATCGGTTAATGTTATTCCTTATGGCCAGGCATTATTAGTTTTTCATAATACTGTTTGTTATAATGACAACGGAGTAGCAACGGGTTCCGATAATTCTGCAGCAGCTACATTAGCAGGAATGATTAAACAAGTAAATGCAGATGTACAATCTAAATATACAATACAAGGCCCTCCAATTACATCAATACCTAAGTCCGATGATTTAAGTTCTAAACAAGGTAAATATCTTTCAAAACTTTCAAAGTTACAATCTGAATTTGGATTAAAAGATAATGATAATGTTGCAGACTATCATCAAAGCTGGTGGGATTGGTGGATTACATCAAACTCTCCTGTTAAAATTGATAAACTTACAAAAGAATCATTAATTAGAAGGTGGGCATTTGGTGATAAGTCTCTTAGATTGAATACAATATCAAATCCAAAATTACAAGAATGGGCAATCGACCATGATAAAGTAAATGTAGTAAAGCAACAAAAAGATAATATTAGACCATTTGAGGAAATATTTTTAGGTGTCGGAGCTGACGTGTTGGAGTTTGTAAGTAGTGTTTTAACTGTTCATCCTGATAATGCAATTAGAGCAATGAAGTCAAAGTTAAAATCAGTAGCATCACAAGTTAGAAATGGTGGAAGTCCTGCACAAATACAAAAATTAAAAACAGAATTACAGAGATTAAATAATCTTGGTGGAATTGATAAGATAGTTGCAAACGAAGGATTGGTGTTTTTTTATAATGGAAAAACTTATAAACTTACCGGTACATTTGCTCCTCTAAATCAGATACTTGGTATTTTTTACTCTTAATTTGATATATATATTAATAGATAAACAGTTATAAAAGATAGATTAGTATGGCAAAAAGGAAAAGTTTTGATGAGAAATCAAAGGGGATGCACAAATCTCGTAAACTCATCATTGATACAGTTTTTGGAAGACAAGATAATACTCAAAGAGTATTTGGTTATGATGGTGAAGTAAAAGAAAAAAGGGAAGTTGGTGAAAAGTGGACTGACGCCGATGGTAAGGAGTGGGAACAACAAGAAGGATTTGTTTCCGCAGTTACTCAAATGGATGACATTAGAGAGTATTTAGATAAATTAAATACTTGTAGTAATGGAGATTGTCTAACAACAAAACCATCAATGGCCGACAAACGATTAATTCGTAAAACAGGCCTTTGCATAGTTTGTTTGGCAAAGCAAGAAACCGAATTAAAAATGGATGGAACATATCCTTTTTATGAAGATTATAAAATAACTCTTAATAAATTGGGATTTGTTAGAGATATAAAGGCACAATACGAAGAAGCGTTGTTAGGAATTAAACAACAAATAGAACAAGTTACGGAAGATGGTAGAGTTGAAAAATGGACATGGGATGTGGATATTGAAAAAGTAAAAGCAGACTTAAGACAAGATATTGATGGTGCATATAACGCAATAGAAGAATTATTATTGAGAAAAGCAGCATTAGAACAAAAACTGGTTGAATTAAATCATCCAGAATTAATTAAAAAATAAAAATTATGAAAAAATTATTAAATTTGAAAAACATTGCAATAGCAGTATTAGTTGTAATTGTATTATTAGAGTATTTTAATCCAGGTGGTAAAATGCCAGGTAGAAAGATTATCATTGAAGGTAAGGCATATGAGGTTATCAAACATGACATTGACACAATTGATATAGTTAAAACAAAAGTAGTAACTAAAAAGGGTGAAGATATTTATCACGAAACAATTAAGGAAGTAATTATTCCTACAATCGTAGATACTCAAGCTTTATTGCAAGATTTCTTCGCAAAGAACATTTACAAAGATACATTACAATTACCAGATAGTTTAGGAACAATTGCAATGATTGATACTATTACTCAAAACAAAATATTAGGTAGAACTTTCAACGCAAGTGTTAAACAAAGAACTATTAAAGAAACAACAATTGTAAAAGAATTACCAAAGACTAAGTTATTTTATGGTTTTGAAGGTGGATTTAACAAAGCAGATGTAGTATCTCATTTAGGATTCGGTGTTTTAGTTAATACAAAAAAAGATAAGATATTTCATTTAGGCATTGGTGCAGCAAATAGAACAACCGATGGTACTAGTGGAGCCTTGTCACCTTATATCGGTGGTGGTGTATATTGGAAATTGAAACTTAAAAAATAATGGGAGTTCAAGGGCAACCTAAGAAATCATTAAAAGAAATAATAGCTGAAGAATATCGTAAATGTGCGTTAGACCCCATTTACTTTATGAAGAAGTATTGTATTATTCAACACCCGGTGAGAGGAAAAATTCCCTTTCACCTTTTCCCATTTCAGGAAGATTGTTTAACTGACTTTAAGGAAAATAGATTAAATATTATTCTTAAATCCCGTCAGTTGGGGTTATCAACCTTATCTGCAGGGTTTATTCTTTGGAAGATGTTATTTAACCAAGATTATAATGCATTGGTTATTGCAACTAAAATAACTGTAGCGAAGAACCTGGTAGAGAAGGTAAGAGTTATGCACGACTTACTTCCAATATGGTTAAGAGATGGTGGAAATAGTTCAGTAGAAGATAATAAACTTTCCCTTAAATTAAAAAATGGTTCACAAGTAAAAGCAATCGCAAGTTCTCCAGACGCAGGCCGTTCGGAAGCATTGTCATTGTTAGTTGTGGATGAAGCTGCATTCATTAGAGATATTGATGAAATTTGGTTATCGGCACAATCAACCCTATCAACGGGTGGTTCTGCAATTGTATTATCTACTCCAAATGGTGTGGGTAATTGGTTCCATAAAATGTGGGTAGAAGGTGAGAGTGGTGCAAACGGATTTAATTGTATTAATTTACATTGGACAAAACATCCAGAAAGAAATCAGGCATGGAGAGATGAACAAACCCGTATATTAGGAGTTAAAGGTGCATCTCAAGAGTGTGATTGTGATTTCGTTGGTTCAGGAGATACTGTAATTGACCCAGCATTATTAACATGGTATAAAGACACATATGTAATGGACCCGGTTGAAAAAACTGGGTTTGATGGTAACTATTGGAAATGGGAACATCCAAATTATAATAGGGCATATATGGTAGTTGCCGATGTCGCGAGAGGTGATGGTTCGGATTATTCCACATTTCAAGTTATTGATATCGAAGATAGTTCACAAGTTGCAGAATATAGAGGCAAAATTGAAACAAAAGATTTTGGAAACTTTTTAGTAGCAGTATCCACAGAATGGAATAACGCATTATTAATTATAGAAAACTCAAATGTAGGATGGGCAACCATTCAACAAGTAATCGATAGAGGATATGGTAATTTATTCTATATGAGTAATGACTTAAAATATATCGATGTTGAAAAACAAATGTCTAATAAGTTTTATAGAGACGAAAAGAAATTAGTTGCAGGATTTGGAACAACATCAAAGACAAGACCTCTTATTATTTCAACATTAGATACATACATAAATGGTAAAGATATCCTCATTCGTTCTCAAAGACTTATAGATGAACTATTTACATTTATTTGGACTGCCGGTAGAGCCGAAGCAATGAAGGGGTATAATGATGACTTAACGATGGCATTGGCAATTGGACTTTGGGTTCGTAATACAGCACTTCGTTTAAAACAAGAAGGAATTGATTTGACAAAGACAATGTTAAACTCAACACAAGTAAGTCAGTATACTGGATTTGTTGCATCGGGACATCTTAAACAAAATCCGTATGAAATGGATATGGGTAAAAAGGGAGTAGAAAATTTAACTTGGTTATTAGGATAATTATATATTTATATGTTGAAACTATTGTAATATGAGACTAATTAATTTAATTCCGTTAAAAGAAATGGAAAATCCTTGTTGGAAAGGATATGAAATGGTAGGAACTAAGAAAAAAGATGGTAAAGAAGTACCAAATTGTGTTCCTGTAAAGGAAAATGTAGTAAGTGAAACAACCGGTAGAGAAGCAAAAGAAATTGCTAGATTGACTGGTACACGTGATAGTATAGTACAAAAATTTATAGATGATTTTAATTTAAATGCCAAAAACCTTTTTAATTTTATAGCTAAAGGAAAAGAAAAGGTTAGAAAAGATTTCGCAACCGCAATGTCAGGTAGACCGGGTAATAAATATCAAGGTGATTTTGTAGGTATGTTTGGTGAAGATATCAATAGTGACGATGATGTTAATTATGGTTTAATTGAACCGGAAGAATATGATGTAGAAGATGAGGATATGGAAGATTTTATTTCTTTTATGAGAGCATATTCAAAAGATTTAAATGAAGCAAC